TTGATAGTTATTATCGTTATCAATCAAGCTCCGTATTTTTTACAGGGTCTGTCATTTCGTCCTCAGTATTTCAAGCTGCAGATGGTTATGAAGTATTCCCTGAAACAATTGGAGCAGAGGTAAATACTTTAACTCCTATATGGCCTTTAATGAGTAGTGGGCCAACAACTCAATCTGTAATTATAGATAATATTGGAACTAGTGCTGTGTTTGTTGGTAATGTTGGACAAACTATACCTACAAGAATAGTTTATTCAGGTAGCACAGGTAATGGTGTATATGCACTACCCTCCTCAACAGGCAATTCAAATACATTAGTTGCAACTTTTCCAAATGCTCCTGCACAATCAGGGTTTCCTTTATCTAGTATTGGTTTAAGTCAATATACTTTACAACCATATTCAGGTAGTGTTGCATTAGGTCAACCAGTTTTATATAATATAGTATGCCAACAAAAGTATCCAAACATTAGAATTAAGTGGAAAAATAGATTTGGCCAATTTGATTATCTAAATTTTGATATGGTAAATAGACAAAGCATGTCAACAAGTAAAAGAAGTTATCAACCACAAATTGGTAGTTTTACTCAAAGAACATTATCATATAACGAATACGATACTCAAACTCTAAATTATGTTGTAGATGCAAATCAAACTATAAGTTGTAATACGAATTGGTTAAGTGAGGATTACAATGATATTCTAAAACAATTATTAGTAAGTGATGAGATTTATTGGATGCAGTATAATACAACTGCTGTAAAACCTTTAACTATTGTTACCTCAAATATTCAATTCAAAACAGGCGTTGTAGATAAGTTGATACAATATCAATTTGATTTCCAATTCGGCCAGGGATACAAACTAATAATTTAATATATGTCTATAAATTCAACACAAGGTTTCAAATTCAAATTGATAGCTAGTGGCAGTTATGGTAGTCAACAATTAGACTTATTCAAAGATGAGGAAATTAAACTATCTGATAATATCACGGGTCTATTTGACTTAGGAACATTACCTTCTGATTTTACAAGAGCAATGACTTTACCAGGCTCAAAGAGCAATAATAAGTTTTTTGAGTTTGTATATGATATATCGGTAGAGAACCCATATCTTTTTGCAACTAATGTAAAAGTAGAAGCATATTTAGATTTTGATGGAATATATCTTGCACAAGGATACATTCAATTAAATAAAGTAAATATTTTACAAAATAAGTTTATAGATAGTTACGATGTAACACTATACGGAACTTTATCTAGCTTTGGTAGAAGTATAAATACATTATTTCTTACTGATATAACCTCTCTACAAAAATACAATCACACTGCATCTTACGATAATATTTCAGCAAGTTGGAGTGGTAATTTATTTAATGGAGATATAGTTTATCCACTTGCAGATTATGGTAGTGGTTATCAATTTACTTCAGGACAATATGAATTGTTTGGTATGGACGACGAGAATGGTGCATTATCTGTGCAAAACTTCAAACCTGCAATTAGAGTTAAACCTGTATTAGATGCAATCTTTGAAGATGCAGGATATACATACTCCTCTACATTTATGTCTCAAAGTTTTTTAGATGATGTTTATATGATTTGTAATAACTCATTAAAGTATCCTGAGTTTAGTGATGTTGATTTGGAAACATATGGTAAAATAAAAGTAGGTGCAATATCAGGTAGTGGTATGACAGATATAACTCTTGCATCTGGTAGTTGGACAACTTTGCCTTGGTATAACGAATTATCTGACCCACAAGATTTTTATACAAATGGTGCATATAAAGTAGAAAAACGAACTAATTTATCAGGAGTATTAAATGTAAATATAAATGTAAGTTGCTCGGTAAATAATATGCCAGGCACACTTTCTGCAAATGGAACATGGCAAATAAGAATGTTAGAAACAGGTAGTGCAACACCATATTCAACTCGTGCAATACAATCTTATATATTTTATTTTGACCAGTTGCAACAAAGTAGAGGTAGTTTTGGTATAAATCAAACTTTTGAGTTAGCAACTGAATTTTTATTAGATGACATACCAACGGGTAGTTATTATTTTCAATTAAGACAATCACCAAATTCAGCAACTCCTCCATTGCCAGTTGTAACATTAGACCCACAAGGAACAACTAAATCTTTTATACAAATTAAAGAAGTTAAGCAAGCAGCAGATGGTAGAGTTATAGACATACCTTCTAATATGCCGTTTGGGACAGTTGGAATTAAACAACTTGATTTTATAATAGGTTTGCAAAAGAAATTTAATTTAATAATTTATCCAAATAAAAATAAGTTAAATGAATTTATTATTGAAACATTTAATGATTGGTATAAAACAGGAGAAATAAAAGATTTTAATAAATACATAAATCTAAATGACAGAATAGAAGTTATACCTGCTAACAATCTTGCAGTAAATAAATTAAACTTTGGTGATACATTGGATACAGATTATGTTTCACAACAATTTGCAAAAGCAGCCAATAGAGAATATGGTAAACAATATTATGTAGATACTAATAATTTCTTTTCACAAGGAGAGTTTACTGTTAAAACTACACTTGCATCTGCACCATTGCTTAGAATTGCAGGTAGTGGACAATCAGGTAGTATTTCAGGATTAAATCCACCAGTAACACAATACTTTGTAAATACTCAAAAATTCACAGGTGCAACTGATTATACTGTAGCATGTAGTAGTGTAAATGAAATTGATATGTATACTGCAGATGGTATGATTACACCAGGTCAAATTGCATACTATGACGAATATGGTGCAGTAGCAATTAAAGGATATAGATACTTTACATATGGTGGTGGTAATGAGGTATACGAAATAAATAGATTTACAGGAGAAATAGGATACGGAGTAGGATACTTCTGCTAAAATAAAATAATATGAGCCAAAGAATACCAATATACATACCCACTTTTATTAGTGACCAAACTTACAATCCAAGTAGAGTTTTACCACATATCTATTTTTATAATGGTTTAATAGATTGCCAAACATATTATATTGAGAGTGGTAGTTTAACTACTGCAGGCACAAGTTATGCACAAACTGCATTTCCGTATTTTGACAATTATAATGTAGTAACAGGTAGTTATCCAACTAGTGATAGTTTATCTCTTTTGTTTTTCAATGAACAAGCTGCCTATGGACAAACACCAATAGATACTTTATATTCAACTTACTGGTCTCAATATGTTGATTTACTTTATAATCCAAGAACAAGATTATTAAATGCTTCGGCTATTATACCTCTTGCTGATTATTTCAAAATGGAACTTAACGATATAGTGGAATGGAGAGGAAACTATTATCATTTAAGAGCAATTAACGATTATAATTTATCTAACGGAGAATGTAATATACAATTATTAGGGCCTGTAATTGGTGATGTTGTTGCAAATCAAATACCAGGTATAGCTTGTAATTTTGATTATACATTATCTACTGCACCTCCTGATTTTATTACAATAACCTTAACAGATGCAGGTGCTAATTCAGGACCTACATACGATGTTTATACTTCTCCGGATGGTGTAAACTTTACTTTCTTACAAAATGTTACACTTAGTAATGTTGGAGATAGTGTTGTATTGTTATTCCCTGAAAGTGCTGTTGTATGTAAATTGGTAAATATAAACTCTAGTTGTAGTAATTCAATAGTCCATGTAATACCAGGTAGTTTGGCAGGTGACTTTAGTTTTGATTTCTCTCAATTAGATTTCAATTAAAAGGTGTTAAATAGATAATATGATAAAAGGAATAATAGATTTACTAATGATTGATGAGCACTATGGTGTTTCAGAAACGGTTGAAATAGCTAAAGGAAAATACCAAATTTCTTTTACATGGAAAGATGCGTGGTATAAAATAAAAAGACATTATTATGGCAAAGAAAATTGAAGTTGAAATAGATGTTACAACTAATGTAGAACCCTCTATTGCCGAACTTAAAAGACTTAAAAAAGAAATTAAGGATACGGCTGCAGGGTCTGCTGAATTTGCTCTTTTACAACAACAAATAAATGATACTGAGGATGCAATTAAAGCTGCAAGAACTGGTGCAAGTAACTTTTCAGAAGTATTAGGTCAATTGCCAGGACCGATTGGTGAAATAGGTAATAAGGTAAGTGGTGCAGTTAATACATTAAAACAATTTGGTGCATTAAAACTAACTGACTTAAAAGCAAGTTTTGTTGAATTTGGTAAAGATTTAGGAGATGCAGCAAAAGGATTAGGTAAACTTACAGGTATCACAAAAGCATACACTGCGTTAAATGGATTTTTGGCTAAATCATTTCAAGCAGTTGGAGTTGCAGAAGGTGCAGCAGCAACCGGAGCAAGAGCATTATCTGCTGCATTGATTGCAACAGGTATAGGTGCATTAGTTGTATTATTAGCAACTGCAGCATCTGCATTATATGAAATGGCAAGTGGTGAGAAAGAAGCAGCTGCAGCAGCAGACACACTTAATAGAGCATTAGAAAGACAAAACGAATTATTAGAATTAAATGCAGCAGATACCAATAGGAGAAACAAAGTTGAATTAGCTAGATTAAAATCACAAGGTGCAAGTGCACAAACAATTAGAGAAACTCAATTTAGACAAGCCAAAGAAACATACGAACAGGCATATAAAGATGAGCAAGAGGCAGTAAAGATATACAATGATAATTTAGGTAAAGCAGATTTAGAAGGATTAAAAAAATTAGAGGATAACTTAACCAAAAGACAACAGGCAACAAAAGATGCATATGCAACTGCACAAGAAGTAGGATTAAATAATAAAGCAGACGAACTTAAAGAGGAGGAAAATAAGAATAGAGAATTAGCAGGTAAAGGTAAAGCTTTATCTGATAAGAAAATTGCTGAGAAACAAAGAGAAAAAGACGAACTTAAAAAGTTAAGAGAGAGTGATTTAGCAGAAATTAGAAAAGGTGAGGAGGATGCATTCAAATCAACTTTAACTGAAAGAGAAAGAACTGAATATGAGGTAAATCAAAAGTATGCTTCATTGATTGCAACTGCTACAAAGTATAATCAAGATACTACAATATTAGAAACAGGTCTACAAGCAGAACTTAAAACGATGAGAGATAAGTTTGCCGTTGAAGATGCTGATAAGAAAAAAGAATTGGATGACAAAGAAATAGAAAGACTTAAAAAAGTAGGTGAGGAGGAAAGAGGTATTATATTATTAGGATTACAATCTAAATTAGAAGCATTAGATGCTGAAAATAAAAAGATTGATGGTGACTTTGAAATGGACTTGCAAAGACTTGCAGAACAAAAAGATATACTTAAACAACAAGAGACAACTGAATTACAAAATACTGAACTTAATGAATTTGAAAAAACTCAAATCAGAAAGAAGTATGCAGATGCTAGAATGGATGTAACCAATCAAGAGATTGCAACTGAGAAAGCTGCAGCAGAAGCTAAACAGGCAATCAATATGGCCTATTTAGGATTGTTTCAACAATTTGGAAATACATTATCACAATTAGCAGGAAAGAATAAAGCATTAGCAATTGCAGGTGTTATAATATCACAAGCAGCAGCTATTGGACAAATCATTTCACAAACAGGTATTGCAAATGCAAAAGCAATTGCAGCAAATCCATTAGGTTTCGGTCAACCTTGGGTTGCAATAAATACGATTAGTGCGGGATTGAGTATTGCAGGAGCAGTTGCATCAGCAACTAAATCAATACAACAAATCAATCAAGCAGCATCTGCGGGTGGAGCAACCGGAGGTGGAGGTGGAGGGTCAGCACCAGCAGTCCCTGCATATACGGGTGGGCCAACTGCAATGGCAACACCACAAATACAAGGAACACAAGCTGCAACACCCGGAAGTCAAATTGCAGAAACATTAGGTGCTGCAAGTGGTAAACCAATTAAAGCATATGTTGTAAGTGGTGAGATTTCTAGTCAACAAGCAATGGATAGAAAATCTAATAGAGCTGCAACATTTGGTGGAGGATAATAATAATAAAAAAAATAAGATATGTTAAAGAAAGATATGGACGAGGAAATATTTGAATTGATGTTAGTTGACGAAGAGGACGGAGTTTTCGCCAATTCATTTGTGCATTCAGGTGCAATTGAAAAGGACTTTGTATTCTTTGGAAAAGAGGAAATGTTTTTTAAGTCAGTAAATGACGAGAAAAGATTAGTTGCTGGCCCGTTATTAGTGCCAAACAAAAAGATATTAAGAGTAGATGGTGAAGGTAAAAGATATTTTGTATATTTTACTCCTGAAACAATTGAAAAGATTGCAAGAAAGTTTATGAAAGATGGCAATGGTCATGAGGTAACACTTGAACATGGTGATAAAAAAGTAAACGATATCTATCTTACAGAAAGTTGGATAGTTGCACAATCTGCAAAGGACAAAAGTAATCTATATAATTTCACTTTACCGATAGGAACTTGGTTTGGAGTATATAAAGTAGAGAATGATGAGGTGTGGGAAAAAGTAAAAAACGGCAATTTTCGCTCTTACTCAATCGAGGGGCTCTTTGAGCATCGTAAATCAGATGTAAAACTTGCATTAGAGAAATCAATAGATGAATTAACAGAGGACGAAGCAACCGAAATACTTTCTAAAATCAAAACTATGTTTGAGACATTTGCTGACTATGGTGATGGTGTAAAAGGAAATGCTAAAAGAGGTAGAGAGTTAAACGAAAAGAATGGTAATAAATGTGCAACTCAGGTAGGTAAAGTTAGAAGTGCTCAGTTAGAAGCAGGTGAGGCAATCTCACTTGAAACATTGAAGCGCATGTATTCATTCCTAAGTAGAGCAGAAACATATTATGACGAAACAGATATGAATTCTTGTGGAACCATATCATTTTTATTATGGGGCGGAAAAGCAGGACTTGCATATAGTAGAAATAAATTAAGAGAATTAGGAGAAATAGAATTAGAAGGAGAACCAACTATAACTAGCACATATCCAGGAGAGATTGCAAGCGGTAGTATATCACCTGCAAAAATATAATATGACACCAAATATCGTAAATAACAAAATTGAAAAGTTTGCAGGTAAGTTAATTACTTTTGCAGAGTTTTATGATATGATGAAAGAAAGTAGGAAATCAAATCCTATTTACATTTATTGGACTAAGTTAGATGGTGATAGAGACGATAGAGAAATGTATTGGGGAAAGTATACAGGTAATGCAGTATATGATTATCAAGCAGATGGTTATATGGTATTAAGAAGTAAGACAGATAGAAACGAATGGAGAACTGTTGTATTAGATACAGTAGATAGATGTATATACAAAGACAAAATATATAGAGTAAGATAAATTAAAATCATGCCAATACCAAAACCACAAGGAGGAGAACAAGAGGACAAATATATCAGCAGATGTATAAGTGAAATAGCAAATGAATATGATGTTGAAGGACAGGCATATGCAGTTTGTAAAAGCACATACGATACTGATAAGATGTCAAAGATAACTGACACTGCAAGTAAGGTAATGGCAAGAGTGGCATACAACGAAAAGTTTAGAGGTATAAACTTAAAAGATGCAGATGACCCCTGCACCGAAGGTTACGAGCAATACGGAATGAAAGATATGGATGGTAGACAAGTCCCTAACTGCATTCCAATTCAAGAACCAAAATAAAATAAAATGATGCACTTATTCCGAAAGGAAAAATTCAATTCAACTCTTTACGACTTGGAGTTGAAATTAGAGGCACAACAAAAGCAAATAAGTGAACTAAGAGAATTAGTTTTACAATTATCAAAAGACATAAACTCACTACAAATAGAAATAAATTATTTATCAAATAACAAATACAAAGGATTATAATGGCAAAGGGAATGAATGTGCAAGTAAAAGTGCTAAAGACTAAAAAGAAAGGTAAAGCTAAAAAGGGTAGTGGCCCGAAGGATAAACCAACTAAGAAATATGTTGGACAAGGTAAGTAGTCAAAATCCCTATAAAATAGGTTATAACCTAAATACAGACGCTTTATTTGTAAAGTAAGGATAATATACCAAAAGTAACTAAACCCTCAGGAATGGGGGTTTTTTCATGCACTGACTTTATTGCAAATAAAAATCCCCACAGGTAAGATGGCCAAACCTTATGGGGATATAATAGAGAGTATGAACTTTGCTATTTATGTCTAAGACTGCAAAGTATTTTTTAATCATACTCAATTATTTAACAAGCTTGCACGGAAAAGTTTTATAGTAATTTCCGGGAAGTGAAAATTGTGCATAAAAATCCCCACTTTTTAGGGTGGGGTATTTTGGTTTAACTTTGATATACTCTTTCAAATGTGTTAAGAAATACTCTATCGTCTCTTGTTAATTTTTTGTCTGTTAATAATTTATATTCAATCTTTTTAAGATACTCTTTTAACTCTTTTACAGGCAATTTATAATCTCTTTGAATTGAATATAAAGAGTATTTATCTTTTAGTAATTCTATATATGTCTCCATTCTATATAATTTCTTTTCCAATTCTTTGGGTAATAAATCTGTCATAATTTTCACTTTGTTTTTTTGTTTAATAATGGGGGAGATATTTCACTCCCCCTGTTTTTGTTATTTAATGTAAGTTGGATTACCAATTTTATCCGCGGAATATTTAATCATTGATTTAATCAAATCAATTAGTAAATCTTTCTCATTGGGGTCACATTCTGACCAATTTGGAATTTCTGTTGACAGGATATCAAATCCGTCACAACCAACAATAATCTCTAACCATTCATTTACTTGTTTGGTTTTTTTATCCAATTGAATAATAGGTGTTAAGATAACATGGACGCCTTCATGACCATGAGTTGTTTGATAAATCTCTAAACCCATTTTCCTTCCTGCAGAATTGATAACCTTCATTAGATAAACCCCTTTCTTTGGGTCGTCCTTCATGTCATTTGTAAATGACATATAACAAGTGGAAGTGTCTTTACCTTCGTTAATTGTAAGTTTGATTTTTTTCAAATCCTTTTCAGTTAAAATACTACCTGTTTCGTTTTGTGATTTTTTCATAATCATTGTTGTGGTTTATACTCCCCCGAGTTTGTGTGTGTTTAATAAATCAAAGAACAAGGGTTTCATTTCTTTCACCCTTTGTATATACAATATACGAATAATTATTTAATTTACCAAATTATTCTATATTTATTTTTAGAAGTTATCCACAAGTTATACACATTATATTTTTTATATATATGTATATTTTTATATATGTTTTTATATATATATGTATTTTTTTATATATGTAAGTTATCCACATTTTATCCACATTTATACTTTTTTATATTTTTCTATATATATATTATTATACAAGATAAATTAAAATAGTTATAAAAAGATTTGGTAATCTAAAATAATTGTCGTATATTACAAGTATTAAACACAAACACAAAACCTCGATAGTCCCGTAGGTAAAAAACGGAACAAAAACAACATGTCAAAAAAGACAAAAACAGAAACAATTAAGTCAAACTTTTTAAGTGAAAAACAATTAAAGAGTATTAAAATGGTAAATGATTACGGAAAAAAAGAATGTGAATTTTCCTGCGTTTACAGAGATGAAAAAACAGGTGAGGAATATTTCTCTACAAATACAGGTGGAGACGATGTTGAGTTTTCTTTAAGAATTGATACAATGAAAAAAATCAATATACCATATCTTAATTTTACATTAGGTGGTTTTTCAATTTATTGTGAACACAAACTTTTTATGATTGATGAAATTGGTGATAACGAAATGGAAGTGATTGAATTTTTAATTAAAAACTTTACAGAGAATATTGGTAATTCAATATATGTAAAATAATCAAAACGGGGAGTTGAAATATACTCCCCAATTTTTAACAAAAATTAAAGTGAAAATGCACATGAAAAACACAATAATATATCCCTCACACTTTGAGTTGATGGAACAACTAACGGATTTGCAGGCTGGAAAACTTATTAAGTCTATTGGACAATATGAGAAAGGATTACTGCCTGTAATAGATGATGATTTGGTGAAGGGTATCTTTATCTCTATTAAAAGGGATTTTGATTTACAAAGTGAAAACTATGAAAATGTTTGTAGAAGGAATAGAGAAAATGCTAAAAATGCCGGTGCCAAAAAAGGTAATCAAAATGCACGAAAGTATAATGATTTAATCCAAAACAATCCAATGGATACCAATGGTTTGATAAACAATCCAAATCAATCCACTATTGTAAAAAACAATCCAAACAATCTTAAAGATAAAGATAAAGATAAAGATAAAGAGAAAGAGAAAGAGAAAATGCTTGCAGTTTATACTGCACCTTTTATTCCTGAAATTGAAAATACAGAAGTAGATTATATGATAGATGAAACTGATATAGAGTTAACAAGACCTATGTTAGAAAGAGTTATAGATAAGTTTATTTCAGTAGATAGTAGATTTAAGTTTCAATCAGTAATGTCAGAAATAAATGAGGACTATGGTGGTTTTGATAACTTAATAGAACTTTATTTACCTAATGATACTACCGCACAACAAAATTACAAAAACAAAAAACAACAATATCAAAATGGAATTTACGCTTAATAAAACAAAACTTTACAACAAGCTTGTAAATGTTGAAACAGGAGAAGTTACAGATGTTTCTGCAAAAATGAAAGAATTGGAATTAGAAAACCAAAGACTAAGAGACATAGTGAAAACACAGGACGAATTACCCGCAGACGCAAAGTTTGGAAATAAACTTGCACAAGATGAAACAGGATGGAACAAATATTTTAATAATTAACAACAAACAAAATGACAGACAAAAAAACAACAACAAAACAAGACAGAAATTGGGCACTAATTCAAGTAACCAAAGAGACACATGAAATGCTAAAAGCATATTGTGACCAACATGGATTTAAGATTTCAGCATTGGCATCTAACATTATAAAACAATATATTAAAAAATAGATTTGGTAATTATAAAAAAATTACTTATATTTATTATTACACACAAAACAAAAAATGGCACTATGTATTATGTTTACCATATCCCTAAAAGAAAACAATGGGGATGCACACAGAACTTACACAAAAGAATTAAGAAACTACATTACAGGAAAGGTTACACAATCAATGATGTAGAACAAGTTATTACTTTCACAGATATAGACCAAGCGGCAGACGCTGAGAGAGACCTAAACTTAAAATATGGTTATGGTTGGAATAAGAGTAGAGATTATAGAGTTATCATTACTAAATCAAAAGCAGGTGGTGATGCTGCAGCAATTGTCAATACTCAATCAGGACAAATACAGGAGTTAGGTAGAACTGCAGTAGGAGTAGAAGCGAGATGGAAAGAAGTAGGAATACAAATAAAAAGAAAGAATGTCAAAAAATAATAAACTCTGTGTTTTTCCACTAGGAAGCTGGTTGGAAAGTTTAATAAATGTGATTTCATTCGGTTGGGGAACTTCCCTAGCCGGATGGGTTGCATGGACTTTCTTTAAGAACCCAGATTGTGGATGCACCCGTAGAAAAGAATATTTAGATAACCTATTCAATTGTAATCAGCATGGTGGAATTAGATTATAGTTTGGAACCAGGCGATAACTTTTGTGATAACTTTGATTGGGTTAATGACGAAGTATTTGTTAAAAAAGAAAAAACCAGTATAAAGTTTTGGGATAGACCTGAGGTAGAAACTGAGTTTAACTTTGAAAGAAACAAAACTGCTTTGTTAGATAATTTTACTATGATAGCAAATATGTCAGTAGAGGAAAGCACACTCTATAAAAAATGGCAGGAGTGGAATAAAGACTTACATACCTCTATGAGTAAATTGCCTGCATTACAATCATACTACGATACTATATGGAGACCTCAGGACATATTCAATAAAGACTTGACTATTGCAGAAATCAATGCATTAGAACCTTATATTGAGATTGTAGAGGATATGACAAAGTGGACTAACATAAGAAGGTTAATAAGTAGTATGGAGTTTACAGCAAACCCAGGCAGGAATGTAAAGGCATATGTTAAAGATAGAATAACAGGCAAACTATTAGGAGTTATCAGTTTAGGTAGTGATGTAGTAAGTGTAAAGGTAAGAGATGAATTTATAGGATGGAGTAAAGATAATAAGTTTAAGGATGCTAAATTAAATAACATTGCAATGGGAACAACCATAGTTGCAACTCAACCATTAGGATACAATTTCTTAGGTGGTAAGTTAATGGCAGCCTTAACAACCTCACCAACTTTTCGTAATGAATGGTTTACTAAATACAACGATGTCCTATGTGCAATACACACAACTGCTTTATATGGTGCAAGTAGTATGTATAATGGTATAAAACACTTTAAGACATTAGGAGAGAGTGCAGGTAAAGTAGGAATTAAACCTGATGATAATGTTTATAGACCCTGGATGAATTGGATTAGAGAAACTTATCCAGACTTTTACGCATACTCAATAGACGCAACAGGCCCTAAACAGGTAATGTTAAATCGTATCTTAAAAGAGATTGGAATAAAAGCAGGCACATATAACCATGGATTTAAGAGAGGTGTATACTTTTCAATCTTTCATGAGAATGGTAAAGAGTATTTACAAAGTAAGATTTCCGCAGACGAATTAAAGTTAAATCCCATTTTTGAACAAGGTGATGATTATACAATTAAGTGGTGGAAAGATAAAGCAATTAAGAGATATACAACACTACATACAGAAGGTAGATTAAAAAACGAAACACTTTATTATATTGATATTATTGGTATGACTTGGGAACAATGCAAATCAAAATATCTAAATGAAGTAGGGAGATAAATTATGTATAACGAACAAGAATATTTTACATATACAAACAATCAAAAACAAAAAATAAAAGAAATGGATTTTCAACAACCAACAAAAGCAACATTAGACGGCAAACCAGTAGTAAACCAAGACGCACAGTATTTCATTGATTTCTCTAAACTAAATAGAATGGAGGATTTAATAATGATTTTAGCTTGCGTAGGATTTGTATTCTCACCACAACACCCACACTTTGAGTTTCTACAACAATTCCTTGCATTAGACAAACCCGTCTTACCTGGTAATAAACCACAAGCACAAGAATTAAAGATGCCTAAACTAACACCCGTAACTAAGAAAGATGCCTAATACTGAATTACAAGAGATAAAAGAAGGTCTAAGTAAGATAGGTGGGTATATACCAACTGAAATGACCGACTGGGTTTGGAATAATTATAAAAAGTTATCCAATTCAAATGAAGGTAAACCATGTAATTGTGGGTCTGCAGCAGGACATTGGAGAAGGGCAGTTGACTTTCTAACGGACTGGGTAAAACAACAAGAGACACATGAGTAATGAAGTAACAGGAAGTATTGAAACAGAATGCAGTAGGAGATTGACAAACCTATTCATACAATCAAATACATGGTTACTTAAAGTTGCATATAATGTATGTAAGTCCTATGAGACTAGTGAGGATTTGGTGCAAGAACTTTATGAATATTTGCACAACAAGAAAAATCCAAAACTATTCTTTAAGGACGACAGTTATAATTTAATTTATTGCATGAAGTTTATTAAACATAGATTTATAAACAAGACAAAGAAATTGAATAGAATAAAGTATATAGGTGAAATCTATTGTGACAATTCAGCAGAGGAAACATATGATATAGATTATGACTTAGCAATTGAAGATGCATATAAGAATGTAAAAGAGGAATTAGAACATATAAAGAAAACAAAAGACTTTGCATCTGCAATGTTATATGAAAGATATTGGTTTACAGATGATACTTTGGACGAAGTCGCAAGTAAGATTAAGATTTCCAAGAGCACAACATTCTTACAAATTAAAAAGGTTAGGAATAGATTAAAACAAGTTATAGACAACCCATTCAAATAAGTTATATGTCGTTATGGAAAGTAAAGTTTGACCACAAGAATGGTGAGCAAAGAGTATGTAAAGGATGTGGTGCATCGTTTCACACACCTAAACCAAGATGGAGTTGTAATGCATGTGTGAATGCAAAACAAAAGGTAATTGAAACAAATAAAAGAAGTAAGTATGAAAGAAAAGAACCATACCCATATCAAGGGCCTAAACATGATTACCATACAAGGTTTTATCCTCTAAGGGCAAAACTACATAAGATTAAAGTAAGAGAGGAATGGAAAGAATACTTTAAGGAAAAATTAGATGAGATAATGCAAGATAAGATACTAATGAAATGGATTAACGACCGTCGCGATAAAGAAACTGCAGAAGGTAAACAAGCTAAGAGTAAAAAGAATATTCAAAAGGATTATCCAAACACACATGACTATTATGAATACTAACTATCATAGCATAGATTATCAATACGCATTTTTTAGATTTGATTGGAGTTATATAAAGGACAAACAAATTATACTTAAAGGAGATAATATTGCAGGTATGTTAATCATTGCAGATAGTGAAGGTAAGGCATTAAAGATTTTTGGATTTGAAAGAATAATATGAAAAAGAATAAAGAAGGAAACGAAATATGGATTTTATTATTTGCATACATAGGTGCAATTGCATTTATATTATTATGCAGTAAATACATGTCATTATAAAAATAGGTTACAACCTAATTCTAAGGTGGCGTCCTGACCACATATCTATAAAACGATACTCACTACTACAAAATAAATTAGAGGTGTTATAAAAGTAGTAAAATACAATTATAATACTATGGCATTCGTTAAAGGTGATACAAGAATAAATACAAACGGCAGACCAAAAGGTAGTTTGAATAGAACTACGGAACAAATGCGTCTAACAATTAATCGTGCAGTCAATTCTACTTTATCTACAATACAAAAAGACTTAGAGGAATTAAAGAAAACTAATCCAGAGAAAGCTTTAGAGTTATCAATGAAGTTAATGGAATATTGTATGCCTAAGATGAGAAGCATAGACATTAAGGGAACAATGGAAGTTAATGCAAAGATACAATCAATCAACCTAAACATAGTAGATGGAACTAAACATAACGACCTCAAAGACATATAGGGATATTGATAACTCTAAAAAGATTTGTATTCTCCAAGGCGGGACAAGGTCAAGTAAAAGTTATTCTGCTCTACAATGGATATTAGTGCATGCATTGATGGAACCTAACATAGTAGTATCAGTAGTAAGAAAGTCATTTCCGTCTATGCGTGTTAGTATTATGAGAGACTGGCAATCAATACTGAAAGGTTTAGAGATATGGTCTGACGATAACTGGTCTGCTACTGAACACATATACAATTTTGACAATGGCAGTATGGTAGAGTTTATGTCAATTGATAGTAGTGAAAAGAGAAAGGGTAGTGCAAGAGATTATTTATTTATAGATGAGTGTAATGAATTAAGTAGAGAGGATTACTTTCAGTTATTTATTAGAACTAGAAAGAAAACTATTATTGCATACAATCCCTCATTCGGAACTAACCACTATATCTTTAATGAAATACAAACACACCCTGAAAGCAGTTTATATATCTCAACATTCTTAGACAATCCTTTTTTAGAGAAATCTATTATAGAGGAGATTGAAAGATTGAAATGGATAAACCCTGAATACTATAAGATATACGGATTAGGTTTGCCTGGCAATAATGTAGGAACTATATTCAGTGCAGAGTTAGTAGAGCAGATACCTGAGGAGGCAAAGTTTGTTGCATTCGGTATGGACTTTGGTTTTAGTATTGACCCTAGCACATTAGTTGCAGTATATAAGTGGAATGAAAACTTATACTTTGAGGAATTACTTTATAAGAAAGGTTTAGTGACAAGTGAGATTATAGCAGAATTAAAATCATTAGATGTGCAGAGAAATCCAATATGGGGTGATAGTGCTGAAAGTAGATTGATAGAGGAGATATACAGAGCAGGTTTCAACATAAAGCCTGTTAAGAAAGGTAAGGATAGTATTAAGATGGGAATTGATATCATGCACCAACACAAACTACACATACTTAAAAGCAGTGTTAATATTGTAAGAGAGTTTAGTGAGTATGTATGGACAGTTGATAAGAATGGTGAGTTTGAAAACATACCTGTTGATTACTCTAACCACGCAATAGATGCAATTCGTTATGTATGCATGGAACAATTAAATTATAAAAAGATTAACGCAGGAAAATATTCAATATCAGTTTTTTAATTATGAAATATACAGAGGAACAAATAGAACAGATGGAAGGTTTAATAAATGAACTAATGAAAATCAATGGTGAATTAAATGCAAGATGTATTGCCTTTAATGCAAAGTTAGAGAATGAGGAACGAAAGGTGCAGAAACTAAATCAACTACTATTCTTTATAGGACAAACTACAAATAGAAATTAACATATGAAAACAACAATGAAAATTACAATGCCTGAAAGTTGGGCAGATATAAGTTTAAGTAAGTATCTTGCATTACAATATGATTTAGAAGCATACAAAGATGATAGAGAAGCACAAATGAATTTTATGATATCTCACTTATGCGGAATAGATAGTAAAGATATATTAGGTTTAACTCAACAATCTTACGCAGGATTACAAAAAGACTTATTTAATTTTATAAATGATAATAAAGCAGAACTCCAAAGATTTATTACAATAGATGGTGTTGAATACGGATTTGAACCTAACTTATCTAAAATGACTTATGGTGCGTATGCTGACATAACAAGATATGAAACTATTTCTGTTGATACGAATTGGAAAAACATAATGAATATATTATATAGACCTGTTGTTGCAAAGAGTAAAGGAGGCACATACGAAATACAATCATATGAGGGAAATACTAATCCTGATAAATGGTTAAAGGTAAGTATGGATAAACATTTTGGTTGCATGTTTTTTTTTGTGAATTTGTCAATGGACTTGTTGAATTCTACCCTGAACTCTACGATACAGACAATGGAAGTCCCTCAGAGTTACAAGCAAATTTTGGAAAGAAGTGGAAAAATTATTCAACAATCATTGAACTTGCAGGCGGGGATATTCAACAAATAGATAGAGTAGTAAGAGAACCATTAGAGAAATGTTTATTATTTCTTGCATATAAGGCAGATAAAAACTACTTAGAAAACTTAATGCACAAAGAGGCATTGAAATCTATTAGATAAACCCACTACTTTTGTTATTGGTGTTGTTAAATAAGAAACTAATTCTTATGTCAGCTCCTAAATGGTCTAACTCACCCAATGGTTTATTAAGATATTCAATCAACAGATTAAATAATACAGGCATTTACATAGGCCCTACTCAGGGTTTATCAAGTCCAAAAAATAATAGACAAGGATGTTTGTGCCCTAAAACTCTTACATACAGCAGAAAATGTTGCAATGGAGATTTAATAGCACAAGGTATCGGTAATGTAGGTGGAAGCAATCAAATCAATTAAACAATATGGCTCAATATACAAAATCACAATTAGTATCAGCATCTAACGCAACTTATTTTACTAACACTTCGGGTGGTATATCTGCATCAGCAGTTAGAGACTTAAACGATAGTTGGATTAGCAGTAGTGCTTTATTATCAGGTAGCAATACTTTTATAGGTAATCAAATCATTAGTGGAACTTTGACTGCACAATTACCTGCCAATTATATTTGGTTAGGTGATAGTAATGGATATAACCAAGCAGTAGCAACTTCGTCTATATCTTTACAAGGTGCACAAGGTATTCAGGGTTTGCAAGGAACACAAGGCACACAAGGCATTCAAGGAATAACTGGCTTACAAGGATTGCAAGGTCTGCAAGGCATACAAGGATTACAGGGAACACAAGGCATACAGGGTATAACAGGTTTGCAAGGTATCCAAGGAATTGAAGGTGCAAGTGGTAGTCAAGGTATTCAAGGTTTGCAGGGATTGCAAGGTATCCAAGGAGCAGACAACTCAACACAAGGAACACAGGGTATTCAAGGACTACAAGGTTTGCAAGGCATACAAGGTATAACTGGTATTAGCGGTAGCAACGGAGCACAAGGCATTCAAGGAATACAGGGAATACAAGGAGCAGATAATTCAACTCAGGGAACACAAGGTATTCAGGGTATAACTGGTTTGCAAGGTATAACTGGCATTAGTGGTAGTAATGGAGCACAAGGAACACAGGGTATTCAAGGTGTGCAAGGAACAGATAACTCAACTCAAGGTGCACAAGGTGCTCAGGGTATAGCAGGGTCTGCAGGTAGCGGAAGTGCTGACACAGGTAGTTTATTAGTGACTGCATCTTTTGCATCAACTAATATAACATTTACGAAAGGGGATGCGACTACATTTAATTTACCAGGGTTTGCAACAACAGGTAGCAATACATTTACAGGTCAACAATCATTTATAACAACTGCAAGTCCTGCTATTACTATTTCTGGTAGTGGTGGATTTGGATATGGTATAGAATTAACAGGAGGCTCAGGTCTAAAAATAACAGGTCCAGGTGGCCCTAGATTACAATTTCCAAATGAGATGTGGTTGAATGGTAATGAGAGTGATAATTTTCAATTCACCGGTGATACTGATAACCCATTAACAAGAGGATTAGACTTTTTCTTATACGGAACTGGAAGTAGACAAATGCAGTTTAGAAATAATAGTGGCACGAGTGCTACTATGAAGTTTCAAACTACTACTGCTACAGGTGGAAATAGTATACAATTTGAAAGTGTTAGTGGTGGTATTTATATAAATGCAGGACAAGGTATTCAAATAACAGGTTCCACTTTACAAATGCAAGGTTTTACATATCCTACTACCGATGGAACTAACGGACAAGTATTAACAACAAATGGTAGTAAAACATTAACATTTACAACAGTTGCAAGTAGTATTGACACAGGTAGTTTTGCAACAACAGGTAGCAATACATTCTATGGTAGTCAAACAATATCAGGTAGTGTTTTACCACTTAATAATTTCGGTGGTAATTTAGGAAGTAGTGGCCAGAATTGGACTAACCTTTATGTAAATGAAATACAAGGTTTAAGTAATCTTAGAGTAGATACAATTAAGTTTAATGGTGTCACATTACCATTAGCAAGTAGTCAACCAAGACAATTATTTGGAAATGGTATTGATGCGGACACTGCAATGTATTACGCCACCTCCTCAGCTAATGTAAATGCTTTAAGAGAATTAGCATATGTGCAAAGTGGTAGTGCAACGACTCCTGATATGAATATCTTATCTGCTTCTTTTGCTACTACAATTGCGAGTATAGTAACAGGAACAGGTTTTGCAACAACAGGTAGTAACACATTTACAGGTGACCAAAATATACTAGGTAGTTTAACTGCAAGTTTACAACAAGGATATGCTTGGGTAGGTAATAGCAGTAATGTTTCTACTTTGGTTGCTACAAGCTCATTTGGTAGTGGAGGAACAATTAACACAGGTAGTTTTGCAACAACAGGTAGCAATACATTTAATGGAATTGAAACAATAAACATTCCAACGGGGGGTAATGCAGAAGGTATTATATTATTCAATACAGGTTCGGATGCATCTGGTAGTATGAGATTAGGTATAACAGACCCAGGTAATCCATTCATAAAATTAAAAAACCAAACCTGGTTTCAATTTGGAACTGGTAATCAATTACAATTTGAAAGTTTTACAAGCTCGTTTGACAAAGGAATTATTATAGGCCCGTATTATACCTCCTCTGCAAAGGTGCACTTAATGCCTCGTTCGTCCTCATTACAATTCTCACAAGATATTGGTGCGGGTGAAGTCCCAATCTTTACATTAGGAACAAAAGATTTTAGTAATCCCTCTCAATCTATTTTTGAAACAGATTTAAGAGTTAAAGGTCAATTTACTGCATCATTACAAAATGGTTATATATGGGTTGGTGGAAGTGGTAATGTGTCTACGGCGGCAAATATAAACCAAGTAGGTTTCGCAACAACAGGTAGCAATACATTTAGAGGTGACCAAACAATATCAAACTCAGGAAATAATAATTTGTATATAAGCTCGTCTACGGGAGGGCAAAGCAATATATTGTTGCAATCGCCAGTAGGAAGTAATTTAACAGCATATGGTCAATTAAACATTGGCAATAATGGTGGTAGTGGAAGCATTAGAGTTGTAGTAAACAGTCGCGATATTGAATTAGGAGCAGATAGTGGAGTTGCAATAGGCCCGGTAAATATTAGTGGAAATGGAGTAGCTACGGGTGCAATAAAATTATTAGCTCATTCTGGTAGTTTGATATTAAGTAATAATAGTTTTACCAATAACACGGGGTCATTATTACATTTATCTAGCTCAAACAATACTACACTTGCTAACTTTATATTCAAAGCCAATGTTAATACCGGAACAACAATTATATCAGGTAGTGGAAACATATTCACAAACCCGTCTAATCCAAATCCAGGATATATTAAATACATAGGTGGTAATAATAATATTTATTTACAAAGTGGTGGTGGTGTCAGCTCACAAATTACTGCATCTGCAGCAAGTGTGAGTGGTGCAAGACCTACAATGAATAATAATATATTTGTTAATAATAATGATTTTTTAATTAACCAAGCAGTAAACCCTGTTGGCACACACACATATAGTAATAATTATAATAATGGCTCAACAACCATAAATGCAATGGCATTTACGGGGTCACTTACTTATAGTAGTAATATAAACAATAATGGAAGTATTACAATCAATGCAGCATCTGCATCTAATAATGAAATAACAGGTGGTTTTAGTGGTAGTCATGCAATAACTTTGCAAGGTAATGGTATTTTTGGTGGTCAAATAAACCAAACTACAAATCGTAATCAATCTACGAATGTCACTAATACTATATCAAGTAATGTAATGGCGGGTGGTAATCTATCTATAACTAATCATTCGTCCTCTGTTGGAGTAAATGCACAAAACAATATTACGAATGCAACGATTAATTATTCAAATGCCGGTGCAGCTAATTTAGCCTTACATAGAAGCGTAGCTACTATTAATCAAAACTATGGTGCTATGACTTTGATAGCGAGTGCATCAGCAATCTCTGCACAAGTAAATATCTCTCCGGGTGGTGCAACAGTCACAAATCGTATGTATAGTGGGTCATATGGGTCAGGTAGTTTAACATTTAATAATAATTCATTCGGTGGCTCAGGAAATACTTATACAGTCTCTGGTAGTTATAATGGAACTGCACAAGGGCCTAACTTTACCTCAAATACAATAGCTGGTGTAAACAATACTATTTTTACAAATGTAGAAGGTAGAGGAAACTATGTGAGTTTTAATGGTAGTTTAGTAGGTGGCTCATTCTTAATTATGACAGGGTCAAATAATAGTCAATTACTTGAACAAGGTGGTGCATATTTGGGTAGATACAATGCAAACGATGGTATAAGAAACACTAGTGGTGAAAATATATTAGTCGTAGGAACGGGTGTATCAGGTAGTAGAAAAACAGGTTTCTTAATAGATAGTGGGTCTAACATATATGCAGAAGGAACATTTAATGTAAGTGGTAGCACTGCAATGACAGGTAGTTTAGTAGTAAGCTCCTTTACAACATTAGCAAGTGTAAGCTCCTCATTAAACTTTGCAGATGACACTGCGGCAGCAGCAGGTGGAGTGCCATTGGGTGGATTATATAGAAACGGTAATTTCGTAATGATAAGATTAACATAATAAAAATATATGAGTTTAATATTAAATGCATCAATAACAGGCTCTCAGCAATTCAGCGGTAGTGTAGATATAACCGGGTCGCTAAGTATAAACGGAGTGCAACTACCGAGTGGTGGTGGAAGTGGTAGTCAAGGTGTGCAAGGTATACAAGGTGTGCAAGGAACAGAGGGTGCATCAAATGCATTCTTTAACTACCAAGCAAAAGATACGATAACAAGTGGTGACCCAGGTAGTGGACATATCATTTGGAATAATGCAACACAGGCATCAGCAACCTCAATAAGTGTAAGTGATACTGACCAGAATAGCAATAACATAGATGTATTCTTATCAAATGTTTCTGTTGGAACTACAATAGTATTGCAAGACCAATCGTCACAATCAAATTATCAAAGTTGGGAAATTACCTCTAAAACCGATAACACAACTTATTGGACTTATGGTGTGACTTTGATTACCTCTACATATACTTTTCCTAACAATCACCAAATGCTTTTCATTATAGCAACTGCACCAACTGGCCCACAAGGAACACAAGGTATTCAAGGTATTCAGGGTGTGCAAGGTATAACTGGAACAGGAACACAAGGAACACAAGGCATTCAAGGTATACAAGGATTGCAAGGTATAACCGGTGCTGATAACTCTACACAAGGAACACAAGGTATTCAAGGTATTACTGGAGCACAAGCTCAAGCTGGATGGCAAGGGGTGCAAGGTATAACCGGAACAGTAGGTCAAGCAACACAAGGTATACAAGGCATACAAGGTATAACTGGAAACACAGGAACTGGAACTCAGGGAATACAAGGTATAGAAGGAGCACAAGGAAATCAAGGTGTGCAAGGTATTACAGGTGCACAAGCACAAGCAGGTTGGCAAGGATATCAGGGAATTACAGGTGGAGCAGGACAATCTATTCAAGGTATACAAGGTATTCAAGGAATAAGTGGAACGAATGGTAGTAGCGTGCAAGGCATACAAGGTATTCAGGGTATAACTGGAACTGGAACTCAGGGAATACAAGGAACACAAGGTATTATAGGCCCACAAGGTATTCAAGGAGCACAAGGACCAGGTGGATTTCAAGGTATTCAAGGTATTACAGGTGGAACGGGTGGACCTGGTTCACAAGGTATACAAGGTATTCAAGGAATTACCGGAACAACGGGTGGCCCTGGTTCACAGGGTATTCAAGGTATAACTGGAACCACAGGAACTGGAACTCAAGGTATTCAGGGTATTCAGGGTGTGCAAGGTATAACAGGTGCACAAGGTGGAACAGCAGCACAAGGGTATCAAGGAATAACCGGAGCAGCAGCACAATTAGTAATCAATAGTAATACGGATAATAATGTTTTAACTGCAACTGGAACCTCTACATTACAAGGTGAAGCAAATATGACATTTAATGGTAGCACATTAGCAGTAGCAGGAGCAATCACTGCAACTGGAAACATTACTGCATACTTTACCTCTGACAAAAGACAAAAGAATAATATACATGTAATCATAGATGCATTAGAGAAAGTTAAAAAACTTAATGGTGTTAAATGGGATTGGAATGAGGACAATACAGATGAGGTGACAAAATCATTACCAAAAACAGGACTTATCGCACAAGAAGTTGATGAGGTATTACCTGAAGTTGTAATTGTAAGAAATGATGGATACTTAGCAATTGACTATTCTAAAATGATAGGATTGATTGTTGAAGCTATTAAAGAATTGGACGCTAAAATAAAATAGAATGGCATTACCTGCAAGTGGACAAATCAGTATGGACGATATTAGGGTTGAGTTAGGCGTGCCTACACAATCACCTTTTGGAATAAACGAAGCCAGATTGGGAACATATGTGAGTATAAATCAATTCTCACCCTCTAAACCACCCTCAAGCGGACAAGTTAGTTTGAGTAGTTGGTATTCATATTGTCAAAATTGTGGATATAATAGTGGCAGTTTTTATTATAGTAGTGGAAGTGCAGCTGCAGCATGTGCAGGAACCCCTGATACAACTTTATATTGGAGTGGTAGTTTAGCTATATCAACTATATTATATACTAACTCAACAGGAACTGCGGAAGCGGCACAAGGTTATTGGAGTGATGGAACAAATGCATACTTTCAAAATTGTCCTGACGGATGTTATGATGGTATTACCTCAATTACAGCATGTGCTGTTTTAGCTGAGTTTTATATTAGTAATGCCTCATTAGATGTCATAATAGATGATGTGCAGGTAAATGGAGTTTCTCTTACAGGTGTGACAGGTGTAGGTTTCCCATTATCAACAGGTGATAGTATCAATGGTTATTCAAATCAAATAGGAACATACGATGTAGATATTTTCTATTCACTTGGAGTTGCAGGACAACATATTGAAGGAACAGATTGTGCTAGCACTTTCTTTTGTAATGCAACAGTTGGAACCGGTGGAGGTAAGGTGACACAATTTGGTGGAGCAGTAGTAAATACCTCAACTACATTCTCAATCTACGCATACGATGGTAGTTGTTAGGATTTAACACTTTTTTTATTTATAGGTGTTAAATATTAAATGGCAATACAAAATCTAGCAAAACTCGTTATAGATAATGGTGGTGATATATTCCCACTAATAATCCCAACAGAACAAACAGGCGGAACAGGTCTCATGAACCCCTCTATCTTTATTGATGGAGAGGATATTTTATGCAATGTCCGTCATGTAAATTACACACTCATACATTGTGAAGGCACACAAGTCTTTGCAAACAGATATGGGCCGTTATCATATCTAAATCCAGAAAACGATTTACACCTTAAAACAAACAACTTTATGTGTGAATTGAATACTGACCTCGCAATTAAAAGATATGAGAAAATAGACACCTCTAAATGTGATATAACCCCAATGTGGGAGTTTCACGGACTAGAGGATGCACGAATTACAAAATGGGATGATAAACTTTGGATTTCTGGTGTGCGTAGAGATACAACACATAACGGACAAGGTAGAATGGAATTATCTGAAATAGAAAACAATAAAGAAATTAACAGGTATAGAATAGAAGCACCAATAAACACAGGCAGTTATTGTGAAAAGAATTGGATGGTAGTTAATGATTTACCATTTCATTATGTAAAGTGGGCTAATCCAACAGAGGTAGTTAAAGCAAATATAAATACTTTACAATCAGAACAAGTTGTAGTGAAAGAAGGTATAGGTGCTTTCCAAAATATGAGAGGTGGTAGTCAAGTTATTCGTATAGGAGATACAAGAATGTGCATTATACATGAAACGGACTTATGGAAAAATAAGTTAGGACAAAGAGATGCAAAATACACACATAAGTTTATTATATGGGATTTAGATTGGAACATACTACAAATATCAGATAGGTTTAGTTTTATGGATGGTGAGATAGAGTTTTGCTGTGGACTAGCTGAATTAAATAATGAATTACTTATTACATTTGGATATCAGGACAATGCAGCATTTGTTTTAAGAATGAATAAAGATACATTAAATAAATTGACATGGACAAAATACCAGTAATAGGAGTTGCAATAGTAAATGGAATACATTGGTTGAATAGGTTGATATGGAGTATAGATTATCCTGTAAGTAATTTAGTTATATGGAATAATAATGGTAAAGGTGAATTAGATGCACAATTAGATTTAATAAAGCAAATCAAACACCCTTTAATAGATAAAATACATGTCTGCAACTTACCACAAAACATAGGAGTATCCGGTGCATGGAATATGACAATTAAATCATTTGCAATGGAGCCGTATTGGGTATTAGTAAATCACGATATAGCATTCACAGAAGGGTTTTTACAAGAAATGGCCGAACATGCAAAAGATAATGAGGTAGGAATGGTGCATGGTAAGATTGGTGATTTTGATTTACCCTCATATGATTTGTTTTTAATTAAAGATTGGGTTATAAATCAGTTTGGTTTATTTGATGAGAACTTATATCCTGCTTATTGTGAGGATGCAGATTACATTATGAGGATGATGCATAGACCAATTAAAGTTATTAAAAGTATTTCTAAACCATATTATCATGGAGAAACTACTGACTATTATAAAACAGGCTCACAAACTCGTAAAGCAAACCCTGAATTAGAGGAAAAGTTAATTAAAGTTAATATAAAGAACTTTGAATATCTAAATAAAAAATGGGGAGAAGGTTGGAGAACATGCAATCCGTATGCATATCCATTTGATACATTACATATTCCAATTACATATACTAGTTGGGATATAAATTACATTAGACAAAAACACTTAGGATTTTAATATGAAAGATTTATTATATCAGTATTTACGCAACCCAAAGAATAGTAGCATTTGCTTTAAGTTAGGATGGGAATATGAAAAGATAGGACAGACAGCATCAGCAGTTGGTTTTTATTTAAGAAGCACAGAGTTTGGTAGAGATACAACACAAAACTATGAGGCACTGATTAGAATTGCATTATGTTTTACTAAACAAGGTAATAGAATATTTACAATCAAAGGTTTTTTATTAAGAGCAATTACTTTAATACCCAATAGACCTGAAGCATATTATTTACTTGCACAAACATATCAAAACAATAGAGAGTGGCAAGAGGCATATACTACGGCAGTAATGGGATATACATTTGGATTAGATAATACTAAACCAATGACTGATTTAACTTACCCGGATAATTGGGTTTTTTCATTCCAAAAAGCAGTTAATGGTTGGCAGATAGGACTTTTTGATGAGAGTATACACATTTTGAGAGTATTAAATGACAATCCTACAATCAATGCTGAATATAAAAATATAATAAAAAATGATTTAGCACACTTAGGAAGCAATTGGAAAGAACCCTCTATCTATACCGATGACGAATATAAATCATTACGATATAAGTTTAATGGTGCTGAACTGATTAAAAAGAATTACTCACAATCATATCAGGACTTATTTGTGTTAATGGCTACTAATGGTATGGAGTGTGGTAGTTGGATTGAAATAGGATGTGCTCACCCAACATACGGAAACAATACAAAACTATTAGAGGAATTAGGATGGGATGGTGTTAGCATTGATATTGATACAAATGTTGTAGGTAATTGGGCTAACAATAGAACAACTATACCTTATCAAATAGATGCAACTAAAATAGATTGGAATACAATGCCGATATGGGACTTAGGAGATATAACAGATTACTTGCAAATAGATGTAGACCCACCTGAAATTAGTTATGAGGTATTATTAAAGATACCATTTTGGAAACAAAGGTTTAGAGTTATAACATTTGAGCACGACCATTATGCAGACAATTCTAAAACTATAAGAGAAAAGAGTAGGAAATACTTAAAGTCTTTTGGTTATGAATTGATTGTAAATGATGTTGCAGTTAATGAATATGATAGTTATGAGGATTGGTGGGTGCACCCTGACTTAGTTTCACCAAAAATAATGGAACTTTTAAGGTCAAATACTAAAATAAACCCTGCAAAACAATATATTTTTAACTACATTTAATTTTAGCATTGTTAAATAATAAAACTATACATTATGAATGCGAAAACCGTATTAAGTAAAATAGCTTCTATGATTTCTTTTAACGAAGTAGAAGTTGAATTTACAGATGCTAAAACAGCTGATGGAACTATATTACAATCTCCAACATTTGATGTCGGTGAGGATGTGGAAGTAGTTGCAGAGGATGGCACAAAATCAAAAGCTCCAAACGGAGAACACCAAATTAGTTTAAGAGATAGTGAGGGCAATGAAACTCTTATTAGAATTATAACTGAGGACGGTAAAATTGTTGAAAGAGAAAATGTTGAAATGGCAGAAGTATCAGTTGAGGTAGAACCAACTGAGGAGGAAGTAGTTTCAGAGGAAGCTCCAGCAGACGAAGTAGATATGGGTAAGAAAATGGATGAATTAACTTATCGTATTGAGGAGATGGAAAAGAAAATGATGGAGATGGAAAAAGTTGCTCCAGTAGTTGAAAAGGAAATGGAAATGCAAGACGAGGAGTTACCAAAATTAGATGGTGCACCGATTGAAGATGCAGTAAGATTTGCAGTAGAGACAAACAAAAAGAACTTTGGTCAAAAATCACAAAACATACAATCTAGTATATACGCAAAGTTATACAGATAAAAAATATTTATAAACTCATTTAACAAATTAAAAAAATGAACAATTTAACAAACAAAAGAATTGCAAAATTCGCAGCTGAACCAACAATCACCTCAACTTACGCAGGTGAATTTGCAGGTCAGTATATTGCTGCTGCTTTATTATCTGCAAACACGCTAGATAAGAAGTTAGTAACAATCATGCCTAATGTGAAATACAAAGAGGTAATCCAAAAAGTAGCACAATCAGGTATCGTACAAGATGCAAGTTGTGATTTCCAAACTTCTGGTAGTGTAACTTTAACAGAACAAATTATCGTGCCAAAAGAATTACAAGTTAACCTTACATTATGTAAAGAAAACTTTGTAAAATCATGGGAAGCATTACAATTAGGATATAGTGCTTTTGATACTATCCCTAAAAACTTTAATGACTACTTAATCGGTCAAGTTTTAGCACAAGTAGCTGCTTCAACTGAGACTTCTATTTGGCAAGGCCCTGCAGTAGGTGCTCCAACTCTTGAAGTTTCAACAAATGGTAATTTCATAGGTTTCCAAGCTCGTTTATCAGGTAGTATTGCAGCAGGTGGTGCATCAGCAGTTTTACCAGCATTAACAGGGTCAGCTATTGACTCGGGTAGTATTACTTCAGCAAATGTTATCAACAAAATTGGTAATGTTTACAACACAATTCCAAACACAGTTTATGGTAAAGAGGATTTAGTTATCTATGTTTCAACAAATGTAGCTAAAGCTTATCAAACTGCTTTAGGTGGTAACGCAAACCAATCAGGTTTCAATACACAAATGAACGTGGGTGAAAAGCCTTTCAACTTCCAAGGAATTGAAATCGTAATGTGTCCTGGTATGAGTGATAACAAAATGGTTGCAGCTCAAAAGTCAAACTTATTCTTTGGAACTGGTTTATTATCAGATTACCAGGAAGTTAAGGTATTGGATATGAGTGATATTGACGGAAGTCAAAATTTCCGTCTGGTTGCCAGGTATACCGCAGGAACTCAAATCGGTATCGGTCAAGACATTGTATACTACGGAGCATACTAAAAAATAATTAAGGGGTGAGGAGTATCGTAGAAAAAGAAACTCACCCTTTTAACAAACAAATTAAACATAAAATATTATGGCATGCGATTTATCATTAGGGAGACAAGAAGTTTGTAAGGAAAGTATTGGTGGTTTACAAGGAGTTTACTTCTTTAACTACCCTTCTACTGGAACTGGGTCTTACACGCCTAACTTTACGCTTAATACAGATACGAATGAAGTTACCGCATTTCCTTCAGGAAGCACGGTATATTATTATTCCTTAAAGGGAACGAGTGCATATACGGAAACAGTTAACTCAAGTAGAGAGAATGGAACTACATTCTTTACACAAGAATTAACTCTTAACTTAAAGAAGTTGACACCGGAAATGACAGTTCAATTAAAAACACTTGCATATGGTAGACCAGTTGCAATTGTTTGGACTAATAACGGACAGGCATTAGTAGCGGGTATTACGCAAGGTTGTGATTTGACAGCAGGAACAATACAAACAGGAGCAGGAATGGGAGACCTTTATGGTTATTCTATTACTTTAAGTGGTATGGAAAAACTACCTGCAGCATTTGTAACCGGGTCAACTCAATTTAACCCATTCGGTGCAGCAGCATTGACGGTTAAACCAACAGTTGTTTCAGGTTCTGCGGCTTAATAACTGACAGACTTAAAATATATTGAAGCATATTCTTTGTAAAATAAAGGATATGCTTTTATTATGCCCCTACTTTAACCATATTTGATTTATTGTGTGTTAAATAATAGATAATACCAAACTAATACTAGATAATGCTTACATTCATATCAGGAAGTATCAACGGATATACAATAAGAACTGCAATTACTGCTTCAAATAGTTTTACTATGTCATTGCAAGATATGACAACACAGGCAAACTCAACGGCATCTCTTTCAGGAGTAACTTATAATGGGTATGAAAGTCTTTTATCTTTTACTGCAAGTATCAATAATACGAATGTTGCACAAGAGTTTAGAGCAACTTTATTAAATGGGACAACCGACATATGGCATGGTAGCATACAGGTGTTTATGTCTCAAAGTAATGCACCTCAGTATAAAGCAATAAGTGCAAACCAAATACCATTAGACGGTAATGAGGTATCACATGTATCAACAAATCAATATGTAATTTTAGACTAATATATGAAACAAGAAACTAAATTCTCAGTAGTAAATTTGCAATCACAAGATATCCCAAGAATAATGGAGGACACAAGAACTAGATATGCTTGGGTGCCATTCGGTGTTTACGGACAAGATGATTTCTTTGGTGCAGTAACACTAGCACACAATACTTCAACAACCAATGCAGCATGTATAGAGGGTATTGCTGATTTAATATTCGGTAAGGGTTTATACTCAAAGAGACCTGAATTTAACGAATTACTACAAAAGATTATACCGCAAGAGGAAACTAAAAGAGTATCATTTGACTTAAAATTATATGGTAATGCAGCATTTCAAGTATATTGGAATGATGAGCATACTAAAATAATTAAAATGTATCATGTACCTGTCCAGTATTTAAGAGCAGAAAAGATATATAATAATCCAAAGATAGAAAACTATTATTATTGCACAGATTGGAATGACCAAAGAAGTGTAAAAAATAAAAAGAAAGTCCCTGCATTTGAAAGTAGTAATGAGAAAATGGAAATACTTTATATTAAAAACTATTCTCCAAGTTTATATTATTATTCTTTACCTGATTGGGTATCTGCTTTACAATTTAGTTTTGTAGAAGCTGAGTTATCTAATCTACATATCAACAATATAGAAAATGGTTTCTTACCGGCAGTAATGTTAAACTTCAATACAGGAGTGCCAGCACCGGAGGAAAGACAAACGATAGAAGCATTGGTGCAAAATAAGTTTACAGGCACTAGAAATGCAGGTAGATTTATGTTATCCTTTAATGACGATGTTGCAAGTAAACCTACGATAGATGTAATCAATATTGAAAACTTACATGAAAAGTATGAGTATGTTGCAACTTACGCACAAGATAGAATATTAGTTGCACATAGAGTAACAAGTCCATTATTATTTGGTATTAGAACTGAAGCAAATGGTTTCTCCTCACAATCAGAGGAAATGAAAACAGCATTTAGTATTATGCAAACAATGACTATCTCTCCATTCCAAAATATAATCTTAAATTCATTAGATTATGCATTGACTTGTGGTGGATACGATAATATGGAATTATACTTTGAACAATTAACTCCATTAGTAATCTTAGCAGAAACTGCTGAGGAAACTGATAAGACAATAGGACAAGTAGAGGACGAAACAAATGATAGTATGGAAAATCCTGCAACACAAGATAATCCAGGTGACCAAACTCCAAACGAACCTAATAAACCAACTAAGCGAGCAGGTGGTGATAACGGATTAAGAGGCCCTAACGGCCCTGCAGTAGAGGGATTTGGAACAATGGGTGTATCGTCTGCATTTTTCAAACAAGATTACGAAATATATAATAAAAAATAACTATGGCATACGCATTATTCATAAACAGAAACGATATTATAAAGAACACTCCATTACAAGGTGCAATTGATGCAGATGCTCTATTGCCATTTATGAGAACTTCACAAGACAAATACTTAAAGAATTTATTAGGCACTGTTTTATTTGAATACTTACAGGAACAAATTCTAGCAAACACAGTTAGTAGTTTATCAGTTTTTTATAGAGACTTATTAGACGACCACATTAAGAATACTTTAATATGGTATGGTTGTGTTGAATACATACCATTTTCGTCAATTCAGTTTAAGTCTAATGGAAGTGTCAAACAACAATCAGAGCAAGGTATTGCCCCCTCTAAATCCGAAATAGACTATCTTTTAGCTAAGGCAGAAGCAAACGCTGATTACTATGCTTTAAGATTACAAAACTATTTGGTTGCATATTCTAATCAAATACCACAATACTTACAATCAGTTGGTAACATGACACAAATATATCCTGACCAAACAAATCAATATTTTAATGGGCTACAATTATAATTTAATTTAATATGTCTTATTTACAAAACAATGCTGCTGTCAATTATACTCTTTACTATAATGTAATTGAGTATTTTAAGACTATAATGCAAAATCACCCAACAATACAATCTGTAACTCAAGGTGATATAGCACAGATAGATGATGAACAATTTCAGCTTTATCCTTTGGGTAATGTAAATATATTGGCTGCTAACTTTAATACAAATACGACTGACTATACAATTCAGTTAATAATTGCTGATAAGATAAAGAATAAAAATAACGAGTCGGTTGGTAGAACGAATGTATTAGATGTGCCTTTTTATAAAACAGATGATACAATTGATATATGGGCAAACACATTAGGAGTTGTAAATGACCTTACTGCATTCACACAATACTCAGTTGAAAGTTTTGATATCACCGACCAAATTACAAACGAACCATTTGCAGAAAGATTTAATAATGGATTAGCAGGTTGGGTTTCAACATTTACACTTACTACACACAACGATAGACCTAGATGTTTATATAATTTATATCCGTCAGGGTCTGCCTACTAAACCTTTAACATGTCAAAGACAAAAGTTGAAAAGGCATTAAAAGATGTTGCAAAAACAATAAAGACATTAACTATTGCATATGCACCTTATAAAACAGGCAATCTTAGGAGAAAAATAAATACGGCTAACACTTACTCTACTATGATTAAGTATAAGTTGCCGGCAGATGGATTAAGTGATAGACCTGCAACAGTCTCAGTAGATTACTCACCCGATGGTGCAGAGTATGGTGAGTTTTGGGACGAACCTGCAACCAATAAATCTAGAACAAAAGGTAGACCAGAATTTGGATTTCCAACAAAAGCACGTGATAACATAAATGTAGATGCAGCAATTGCATTATACATTACTGAATTAGAAAATAATTTAGTTGAAGTATTACAAAAGGAAATAGCTAAATTGTAATATACCCCCACTACTTTTTTATTTTTATTGGTTAAATAAGAAAGAATTATTAAATGTCATACTCATTTATACAAACACCGGCATCTATGTCATTGGCACAATCGCCAGTCATATTTTCGGTATCGTCCTCAACATTAGTAGGACAGGCCAATTTTCAATACATAGGTGAATTAACTATATGGACAGGTAGTGTAGCAGATAGTGGTAGCGGCAATACATGGACATTAGCAAAGTATCCGTCCTCACAAGGTTTAACAGGTATTTTTGATTTGAGCAGAATAATAAACTCAACTCAAACAGAATTGATACAACAAAATACTTCTCCGATTAAGTATTTTAAGTTTGATAGTTATTATCGTTATCAATCAAGCTCCGTATTTTTTACAGGGTCTGTCATTTCGTCCTCAGTATTTCAAGCTGCAGATGGTTATGAAGTATTCCCTGAAACAATTGGAGCAGAGGTAAATAC